ATTAAAATGAAACTACCAAAGAAATTACAGAAAGAAATACTAAGCAAACCTATCAAACTAAGTAAAGCTAAACAGCAAACAGATAGATTATTTGCATAAAAAAGGGGAGCCATAAAGACTCCCCCGTAGCAAGGCAACACGACTAATTTGGAACCTAAGTTATCTTGGGTTCCTTTTTTTTTGGGCCTTACGATAAAGTGACGGATCACCCCATCGCTTAGTCCAAAACCAGTTACTTAATTTACTAGCATAACTTTCTAACTTATCCATGATACAGTTATGCCAGAAGTAATATCTAAATTTTTTGTATAATCTGTTTAACATCTTCTTGTAGTTTTTTACAAACAGAGTTTGCATGATTAATTATTGAGGCACAAAGACTTGCATGAAATGGATGAGTCTTTAACGCTTCTCTAATCTTAGTAACAGGCTTCCCACCATAGTCTATGACTACCATATTGTTTTTATTTAAACCAATCTTAAGTTCAAATAATATTCCTGTATGTTTTAGTATCTCATCTTCTTTATTTTCTGTCATTGCTTTCTCCTTGTTTCACAAACTCTGCACTAATTCTAGGATCTAACGGACTTAACGAAGATAGTTTGCTCATGATATTTACTACTTCTCCATATGGTCTAGTCATTAAATATCTCATAATATCCATTAGTTGTTCTGATGTTATTAGATATGTTTTCCCATTAACTTCTTGTTGTTTTTTTTCTTTACTCATTGTTCCCCTCTTATTTATCAGTAAAATATTTATTAAGGGTTTGTATACTTTCTTCTGCTGAAGAAATTTTATTTATTAGTTTATCCAACTCATCAATGAACTGTGGATGCTCACCAATACCAACAGCTGAATTAAGATAAACAAGTGCACTAGCATACGCATCTGCTATTTGTGCCTCGTATTTTTTTCTTAATGCATCTAACATCAGTAACTTTGTATCCATTAGTATCCTCTATATTCATAGTAAGTTTTTTCTATATATTCTTCATCTAGTAAGTAAGGATTACTACCATTTGTAAAATCATGTAGTTCTCTTAACTCATTAATAGTTTGAGATAATGTTTTGTTTCTCTGTAAACATCCACAAACTAAATCTACTACTTCTATAAACGCCTGCTTAACTTGTCCCATCACTGATCTCCTTTATTAATTTATCTAAATACCAACTTGCTTTTTTTAAGTCCTGCAAAGGATTACCTTTAAATTTAAACCTACCAACATACTTAATAATATTACCTTTAAGATATCCACTAAACTCATCAGCAGTCATATAATCTTTTATGACTTCAATAGTTTCTCTATTACCTTGCTTGTAATGGTTAGGGTGATTTACAGGATCATCATGTTCGATAATATAATTATCTTCTGACTCAAGAATATATTTATTTCCATTATAAATAATTTCTTTTTTAACGTCTGCCATATTCTCTCCTAATAGTTTTAATATCAGTAGTCTCTATATTATAATTACCATCTTTAACTTCTCTTTTAATTACCAATCCACTCCACCATAGATGCTGAGTGTCTCTAGCAAAATGTTCTGGATGACTTAAATAACATCCTGCAGATAACCCATGAATCTTTTTACCATTAGGTAAAGTAGATATAGCATAATCTAATAAGTGACTATGGCCTACTGTAGCAGAAACTTTGTGTTTTGTCAAGAGAGTTCTACCAATATTTTCACCAGATATAGCTGACCCCATAATACCAGATGGGAAGTGATGTGCATAATAAATACCATCAACAACTTTAAACTGTTTATAAGGTATCTCTTGCCAACCATATTTCTTAAATTGTAAATCAGATATTTTCATAGTACCATCTAACTCTGGATTTTCTTCTACAAATCTATCTATTCTATCCTCATGATTACCATGTAACATTATCTTTTTAGGTTTATGTTTTCCCAAACCTTTGTTAAACAAATGCAATGCTTCATGCGAATGCTCCATATCTTTCTGGTATCTTCTACCTTCAAAAGATTTCTTTCCTCTGTCATATGTAGACAAAGAATCCATACTACAAAAGTCACCCATGCATATTACATGTGTCGCTTTTATATCTGCGGCTAGTCTACCTGCCCACAGAAATCTATCATTGCTTGCTTTGGGTGTGCAATGTGGATCACCCATTACTAAATGTGTTGCCATTAGTTTAACTCCTTTTCACGTTTGGCTTTTAACCATTCTATAAAATCAATAACATTATCTTCTTCGTCAAACTCTGCTACTGCATTCATGCTTAGGTTAGGTTTTTCAGGGTTTTTTTTATCTGCAGCAAATCCTTTTAATCCATAAACAAAAACAGATTGTGGATCTTGGGTTGCCATTTTTATCATGCCTCTAGCTATAGTAGAACATAATTCGTATTGCTCAGTTGTCATTTGAGATTTACTATCCATAGTAATACCACATGTAAATCCTTTCTCCCATGGGGAGATAAGAACTTTTATGCAGTTCTTAAACGTATCTTGTTTCTTAGTCATACCAATACCTTTTTACGTTATCGTCATTATACTCTAATACTTTATGCTCGAATCCTCTCTTCATACTTTTCTTACCAAAGTACTCTGCTTTTTTCTCATCATCAAACACTGTATTATTAAACAACCTGTACTCATTATCTTTTTTATTCTTAAACACTACAAAATATAAATGCATACTAACACAAAGAGTAAGTAGAGAATAGACCCCTAAAACTACTCTCCATTACTCTCTGCGTCATCCTTTTTGGGATTGGTCACAGAAGTGTACCATACCCATTTAGGATTCTTTCCCTTGGATTGCTGTTGTGGTAAGTGTTGCAATCCATCTCCCCAACATGGCACTTTGTATGGACAAAATGAACATACAGTGCCTAGCGTTCTGTTGCCTGTTGGTTTACCTCTGAAAGTTTCGGCTATGTCATCGAAACATTTCTGGAATTCTGTTTTATTTTTTAATGCAGTATAATTATCTGTTGCAACTTTAATGTATTTATTCTTATAATCATCTTGGAACTCTGGTGCTTCACATACAGTCCACTCACCTGTAGACTTATTGATAGCTATCCAACCACCGAAAGGCTTTCTCATACCTTCTGCGTAAAGAAAACCTTGCGATGCATAACCAAAGGAATCATTATTAACTACTTCATTAAAGCCTCCCTTCTCACCAAATTTATGTTCAAAGGAATACGGTGACGCACTCTTAATATCCCAAATTTTGTTATCAATCTCAACATCCAATCTTCCAGACATAGAGTCTTCTTTAAATTTATACTTAACTTCTTTTTGTTCACTATCAATTTTAACTCCTGCAGATTTTAAAACAAATATAGCTAGTGCCTCTATCAAATCTCCAAATGTATTTCTCATTTTATTATTATAAGGTTGTCCATCACCTTTAATACCTTTTGCTTCCATTTGTAGTTGACAGAGTGGCCTACCTATATTCGACATTCTAGGTTCAAAACTATCCCTACGCTTTTCTGAGAACTGTCTACGCAAGGCACTTTTACATGCCTCGCCAAACTCCTCAACTAAATCCTCAGAAATAGCGACAGGATTACTAGATACCTTATCAAGATATATTTTTACTTTATCTAATATTGTATTCATTAAGATGTCAATACTTCCTCTGGAAGTGGATCGTCCATCTCCTCAACAATTTTAGCGTCTTCACCATCTTGATCATTTGGTTTCTTAACTCTAGAATTTTTATAAGCTGCAAGTACTTCATCGTTTTCTTTTTTCACAGCCTGCTGAAACACAGTTAAAGTTTCATTATCTTCTTGTGTAAACTGTAACTCAGTACCAGATTTGGTATCAAGAACAGGAACATAAAAAGTATTACCACCTTTTTTCTGTCTCTCAGTATCAATAGATAACACTTGTTTAAGCATAACCTTACCACTATCTTTTAGTCTTTTGATAGCATTACTTACAGGTAAGAATGCTGTACCAGATACTCTGTACAACGTAGGTAGATTTTCTACCTTGTGCTTTTCACCATTGGCTAACACACCATCAAAACTAACTACACCATACACTAGTCTATAGCATCTGATAGTTCTCTGTATCATTTGCTGATCTGGTGTAAGTGAGTCTCTGTCTTTGTATGGGACTTTACCACAATTAACTCCACCTAACATATCAATTGCTTCATCTTTGTGTGATGAAAATATAACTGATCTGTTAACATATTCACCCTTATCAGTATCGTAGTGCATGTATTGCATACCACTAATAAATGGTCTGAAGTTAACTGGTTTACCATAAGCAACTTTACCTACAGTAGTATCAAACACAGAAAAATAACCTACTGGTATTTGATTACCATCGTCATCTTCTGGGCTTCTATTAATAGATAATCTAGGAATGCCATCACTACTAGATGTACCATCGTCTTGACCTATGGCTTTCATTATTTGCTCATCGGTCATTTGGTTTATATTTATAAGTTCATTGTCTGACATTGAACACCTCCTTGTAAAAATTAATGTATATCATATTTTATAGTAAATGTCAAGTACTATTTTTTATTTTTTTTCTTGTATGGTGGGTATACCAAATCGGATACCCAAAAGAAAATAACTACTGCTAAACAGGCAGATAAAAATATATCTAACATAAGCGTGTCTCCTCATCGGTTTGTATTACTTTGAATCCATCATACTCAGCATATTGCTTCCATGATGAATAATCTTCATGATCTTTATTTAAATAAAGAGTATCATAAGTTCCTTCGTAACTATTTACAAAGGCTTGATACTCATCGTAGACAGTAATGTCTGAATCATCATATTCATCTAAAGTTTCTAATGCCTCAATCATATTAGTTCTCCAAGTTATAGGCTTTTGATTGTTCAAATAAAAAGTATTCGTATCCGTCATGCTCTTTATTTTCATTCATCAACTCTGCGTATGCATCTGCACTACGCTTGTTAATAAACTGTTTTTCAAATATAAATTTATTTGAGTGATTAAACTTACCCATAATTATATATTTTGTAGTTCTATCTTCAGAATTATTTAAACTCATATGGTTATTACCTCCTTCATATCTAACCAGTTATATCCTATTTTTGTCTCTGTGTCAAGTGGAACATTGAAATCTATATTATAATATTCTTTCAATGAATCAATAACACTGCTTGTGCCCTGCTTGAATATTTTACCCATCACACTTTCTTCGCCAGGATAAACATCAGCTACGATAGAATCGTGAACTGTGTTTACGAGTAAACTTTTTACTTTCTGTTCTTTCATTAGATTGTATATATTTATACATGCTAATGGAACAATATCTGCTGTTGCAAAACCTTGCACAGGATAATTTTTTATTTGTGTACCATAACTAGAGCCACCCCAAGGCATACGCTGAGCATATGGAAATGAATACTGTCTACCTGTAGGTATTTGTATACATTTAAATTTGATAGCATGCGTTTGTAGTTTATCATGCCATGCTTTTATACCTTTATACTTTTCTAAAAACTTACGATAGTATTTTTTCTCATCTTCAGTACCTGTTACACCACCATACAAAGGTTTAAATGTGTGTGCTTTAGCATCTTGTCTCGATACTCCAATAATATCTGCAGTGTATTGATGGACATCAATATTATTTTTTATATCTTCCATACCCTGTTTATCTTGTGCCATAAACACTGCAGTTCTAAATTCAAGTTGAGAAAAATCTATCTCCAATATTTTACCACTAGAGAATCTTGACTTAACCACTTGCCTAATAGGAAATGTTTTTCCCCTAGGTTGATTCTGAAAATTAGGATCACGACTTGAAAGTCTACCTGTTGCAGTGACTGCCTGCATAAATTTAGGATGTAGCATACCTTGGCTATCTGTATGATCTTTTATGCCAGATATAAAAGTAGATAGATAAGTATCTATAGCATTATATCTTACAATAGCATCTAAAAATTCTCTAAGTTCTCCCTCAGATTCTGCTGAGAGTTTAGATAGAGTTACTTTATCTGTCCTAAATCCAGACTCTGCTATATCATATACACTTTTAGGAACTTGATTAAACCCTGCAAGTTTAGCCATCTTGTGATATATAAATCCATCGCCATCACAATCAGAACATTTAGTATAATTTTTATATGGACTGCCATCTTTTTTTATTCTTTTAGTTACACCTTTACCATCACAAGGTATACATTTACTTGCACTTGTCTTATATACAGGTGCAGTATTTGCTTTAACTAGTGATCTAAATTGATTCAGTGAAAATTGTGGTCTACGTTTGTTTTTACCTGTTGCTTTATCTACACCAACATTAAATATTTTGGCCCAATTACTTTTATCTAAAGGTTTTTTAGAATAGATTAACCATGATAATTGTTCTGGACTAGATAAATTTATTTCTGTATCACCCATTTTATTATAAACAATTTTACCTATCTTCTGCCTTAGATATTCTTTTTCTGCAGTATACTCTGCATTAACTTTTTCTAATACATTTAAGTCTACATAGATACCATTACGTTCCATGTCGGATAGTACAACTAAAAATTCACCCATCATCTTAGCAGTCTTAATTAAATCTTTATTAGCAGGAAGTTTAAAGTCTGCCATCTGAGACTCAAATAATCTTTTGGTAATTGTTACATCATTTCTACCATACTCCTCGACTAGATCAGCAGGTATATTATCAAAAGATATTCCACGATCCATATATTCTTTTATACGATCATCTTTCATACCTATCTTCCTACGTTGGCAACACATTTGTAGTGTCAAAGATTTTCTAACACCTTTATTGAGTATGTATTCACCAATCATAGTATCATATACTTTACCAGTGTATTTAAATCCTGCCTCTAGTAACCACATCAAATCAAATTTAAGATTGTGACCTATCAATAATGTAGTTTCATCTAGAACTTCTTGGATTCTAGCTGCACCTCCCCTACTAACTTTCTCAGAGTGGTAAGTAAAATAATATTCACTACCATATTTTGATTCTAATCCTACGCTTACCAGTTTATTGTCTGGATGAAATGGTGATGGATCAAATCCATTGTTTTTATTTTTTTGATATGTTGTTTCTACATCAACTACTGTAATCATACATCGTACCTGCTTATCTCTCTATAAATTTTAGCATCAATAATTCCATGATACCCATTTATTTTATTTTTAGAGA